CTCTTCCCGCGACAGAAGATTAGAGTTTCGTTGATGCCGGAGCGCGGCTAGGATGGCGCGGATTTCGTCCTGGCTGAGGGTGAGGGTTGCTTTGCGATCGCTGTGGATCTTCGCGGGCACTGTGTTACTCCTGAGGCTATCGAGCGGATTCGGCTGTTTCCCACCGGAGGTTTATAACGATGCCGGCGAGTGAGTAGGGGACCATCTGCGGGATAGGCCATTCTCCGCGCTCCCAGCGGCCCACCGTGTTTCGTGTTACGCCGAGGGTGGATGCAAGCGCCGCCTGGGAGAATTTGTATCGTGCGCGCCATTCTGCGAGTTCTGAGGGCGTCATTCCTCTTCCCCTGCCATTTCGTAGAGCCAGTCCGTATCGAGCGCTTCTAGGTAGTCATCCAATGCACTGTTGTTGACGGGGTGCGGGAAGTCGGCGCGCTGCCAGATGGCATCTGCGAGGCGCTTCGCCTGTTCGTCGTCAATGTTGAGGCAGTTAGCTGCCCAACCTTCGATGTCACGGATGGATGATATGAGGGTAGTCACTGTGTTACTCCTTCGGTGTTCGGCTTTCTCCGCCGACACAGGTATCTTGCCACACCATGATACGCATTGCAACACCCTGCTGCTATCTCGTTGGATATTCTTTGTAGCATGGTGATACTCAATTGAGTCAATTGAGTACTCAATCGTCCACAGAGGCCAGTAGGCCTAAAACACGGATTGTCCGTATGTCGGACGATTGACATCAATTGAGTTGTCAAACGTTGGGACTTGTAGTGACTTAGGCCATACGTTTTTGTGATTGAGTGAGGCGTCCACCCTTGGCCACATTGCACCGGAGGTGAGCCGCCTGGCAGTTAGCCATTGAGTGCACGCCGCCCTTAGAGATGGGCACGATATGGTCGAGTGAGACTGACATCGGGTGCGGGTTCTTCAGGGTCCCGTCAATGGGTTTCCCACAGAGCCCGCACATCCAGCCATCGCGCTCGTAGACTGCCGTAGAATCGAATCTGTCGCCCGCTATCATGGCGTCTCGCCGGCGCGCTTGTCTGGCCTCTGAGAGCTGCTGTTCGCGCGTCGGTCTCTCATACCAGTGAGCGTATAGAGCAGTCAGTTTTCTCTGGTTTCGAAGCGTTTTGGCCAAGCAGTAAACGCAATACTCGACTAGCTCAGTCTCGCGCATCCATGCATCCAGAGCCTCTATACACTGCTCTGATGCTCGCTTCCTTCGACAGCTTTTACAACGTTGCGTCATCTGAAGGAGGGCAGCGAAAAGCCCGCGTGATGCGGGCTGGACGCGCGCGCACTCCGTGGTGGACGCTATAGCGAGTAGAAATGGCGAAAAAGACAGCAGTTAGATCCACGCAATGGCGCTCGCGCATCATCGGGCATGGCGAAGAGGCTCCGGACCAGCTGCTCGCAAACCCGCAGAACTGGCGCGTCCATCCGAAGGCGCAACAGGACGCGCTCGGGGCCGTCCTCGACGAGGTCGGCTGGGTGCAGGATGTCGTCGTGAATCGCACGACCGGGCATGTCGTCGATGGACACCTCCGCGTGTCGCTGGCCATCAGCAGGCAGGAAGCGACCGTGCCCGTCGTGTATGTGGAGCTGACGCCGGACGAAGAGCGGCTTGTGCTCGCGACGCTAGACCCGCTGGCGGCAATGGCGACGACGGACCGCGACATGCTGGCCGAACTCATGGCAGGCATCGAATCGCAGGGCGCGGGTATCGCGGATCTGCTCGCCGGCGTCGCTGAGGCGAACCGCCTGCCTATTCCCGCGGGTGCGGGATTGACCGACCCGGATTACGTCCCAGAACCACCGGCCGAACCAAGGGCGAAGCGCGGCGATCTGTGGCTGCTGGGTGATCACCGTGTGCTTTGCGGCGATTCGACGGATGCTGCCGACGTGGCGCGGCTCATGGGCGGGGAGCGGGCGATCCTCATGAACACCGACCCGCCGTATGGAGTCGCCTATACGGACGCCACGCGGGTCGCGGCCGAACGTGCGCACGGTCGGCCGGCCCGGATGCCAAAATGGGAAGATGGTATCGAGAATGATGAACGGCTGAATGAGGACATCGAGCCGTTCCTTGAGGCCTGCTTTCGTACAGCCTCGGCCGAAGCGTTACTTCCCGACGCGGCCTGGTATCTCTGGCACGCACAGCTCACACAGGCGTTCTTTGCTGCTGCTGCTGCTGCTGCTGCTGCCCTCCTCATTCATAGACAGATAATCTGGGTGAAACCGTCCCTCCTCTTCGGATTCGGCGACTACCACTGGCGGCATGAACTGTGTTTCTATGGCTGGGTGCAGGGCAACCGCCCTCCGTTCTATGGCGAACGGAATCAAACATCGGTATGGGAACTGCGCAATGAGACGAGCAACGGCGAGCGCGTTCATCCGACTCAGAAGCCCGTCGAGCTCTTTCTCATCCCCCTGAGAAACCACACGAGGGAAGGGGATATCTGCTATGAGCCATTCGCCGGTAGCGGCAGCCAAATCATCGCCGCCGAGCAGCTCGGGCGCCGCTGCTACGGCCTGGAGATTGAGCCAAAGTACGTCGACGTGATCGTCGCGCGCTGGGAGGCATTCACCGGACGCACGGCGGTGCTGGCGTGAGCTTCCCGCGCGGAAATGCGGCGCCGAACTCGCCGCAGAAGATCAACGCGGCCGTCCGGCGCGGACAGATCGTGAAGCTGCGAATCGCCGGAGCCTCGATGGAGCAGATCCGTCAGCAACTCGGCATGTCGCGGGCGGGTGTTTACAAGGCGCTTCATACCGCCCTCGATGAGCAGCGCGAGACGACGGCGGTTGACCTCGATGAGATGCGCCAGCTGCATTCGCTCCGCATCGACTCGATGCTCATGGCGCTGTGGCCGCAGATTGAGAAGGGGAACTCCACTGCTATCGAAAAGGGCGTCCAGCTACTCGCACGCCAGGCCCGGCTCTACGGTCTCGATGCGCCTGCGAGAATGGAGATGGCAGGTAAGGACGGCGGCCCGATAGGAGTGGAAGTTGCCCGCACTCGCATCGCTGAAAAGCTCGCTCGCTTCTCTGGCCCCGCGGGACCGGGCGAAGTTCCTGGCGAGCCTGACCGAGACTGAGCTACTTTCCCTGGAGTCCGATTGGGAACTCTGGGAGGGTGACCGGGTGTGGGCTGAACCCGGCTGGTTCCTCGAAGAGATTCTCGGCGCGAAGGCTTACCGCAAACAGGTCGAAATCATCGAGAGCGTCCGCGACCATGCCCAGACCTCAGTCAACGGCGCGAACGGCGTGGGCAAAGACTGGTTAATCGGCCGCCTCGTGTGCTGGTGGATGGCCGCCCACGCTGCGGAGTCGTCGTGCAAGGTCATCGTCACGGGTCCCACCTATCGCCAGGTCGCCGACATCGTCTGGCGCGAGGCGCGCGATGCGTTCAACAGCGCGCGGAAGCCACTCACCGGACGGATGCTGCCAACGGCCGCGAAATGGGAGGTGGGAGACCAGTTCTTCGCCCTCGGCTTCTCGACCGACAAGCCCTGGAACATCACCGGCTTTCACTCGCCGAACCTGCTGGTGGTGATCAGTGAGGCCCACAACTTCGACGACAACGCCGTTGTGGCCATCAAGCGCCTACACCCGTCACGGCTGGTACTCAGCGGAAACCCGTTCTCGCAGAGCGGCGAGTTCTTCGACTCGCACCACGGCAAACGCCATCTCTGGAACGCCATCACCATCACCGCAACGGATACCCCCAACATCACACGGCTCGAATACGAACAGGACCCGGCGGGCGGAGGCCAGCGCATCAAGGCGATCGAGGGTAGGGAGATCGTTCCGGGCGTGGTCACTGCCGATGATGTGCGGAGGATGGCGGAGGACTGGGGCGCCGACTCTCCGTTCTACCGCGCCACCGTCCACGCCGAATTCGCCGAGACCATCGACGGCCTCATCCCCCTCTCGCGCCTCATGGCAGCATCGATGGAGGAGCCGGATGACGGCGATACAGTGGCATTCGGGCTCGACGTAGCCGGCGGCGGCCAGGATGAGACGGTGCTGGTGTGCCGGCAAAAGCACCGCGTGCTCTGGTGGCGCTCATGGCGGCTGGCGCATCCCGAGGGGGAGATACTTGCCGCGCTCAAGCCGTACCGCGGTCGCATCGAGCGGCTGAACTACGACTCGGTCGGCATCGGGCACAACATTTTCGGCGACGGATCCCAGCTCGATTTTCCCGCGGTGCCCATCAACGTCGGTGTGGCCGCGCGCGACAGCGACCGCTTCGCCAACCTCAAGGCGGAGCTGTACTGGGGCTTGCGGATGCGCTTCGAAGCTGGCCAGGTCGTGGGGCTGGTGGACGAAGCCACCATCTCGCAGCTGGCGTCCATCCGCTATGCCCATAACCCGCGCGGCCAGGTCATGATCGAGTCGAAGGACGAGATGAAACGCCGCGGACTGAAGAGTCCGGACCGGGCGGAGGCGTGGATGCTCGCGTTCGCCTACGACGGCGACGGGCTGTCCTCCACGCTGGCGCTGATGCAGGCGTTCGAGGGCCGGACGCCGATGGGTGCCGTCACGGTCCAGGAGCGGGACAGGCGCGCGGACATGGAGAGCAGCGATAATGTGTGGAGTAAGGAGTTCTGATTGGCTGACCACCTCCACGTAAACCCGATGGGCATTGGCGTCCTCGGCCGGCCCCGGCGCGTTGCGGATATGCCCTACTGGCCTGGCGCGCGGAAGGCTCTCGACGCGGCGCTATTCGCGGCCCGTGCGCAAACGGCATGGCGCGCGGTGTTCATCGGTGGGTCGGCGCTGTTCGTGAGCGTGGAGATGGAGCTGCCTAGCGGCATCAAGCCGGAGGACAGGACGAAGCTCGAAGGCGTGTTGCGCAAGCCGCCGTACCTCGTGGTGACGGCCGAGGATCACGGCGCCGGCATCTCCGTCGTGCATGGCGTGCCGCAGCGGGTGGCGCCGAACGAGACCGAGGTGAAGCTGCGCGAATTCGCGAAGCTGCTCGGCGAACCGTGGGCGGTGATAGGTAGTTCGATGGACGAACGCGACACGCGCCGGTGGTATTTCTGGGGGCAGATCTGATCCCCTCGCCACACATGTTAGGCTAACGGTATGGTGCAGCTTCCCTTCGGAATAACCATCGGACGTGAGAAGGCGCCCCTCTCCCAGGCCAACACCGTCCCACCTGGCCCATTCGACCAGCGCCGCGGCGACCCCGAGGTAGGCGCACCCGGCACCGTCTACTATTCGGGCTTCCTCGACAGCGAGGAGTACAACCACGACCTCCGCGGCGAAAAGGCGATCAGCACCTACACGAAGATGCTGGCCGACGGCACCGTGCAGGCGATGGTCCGCGCCATCGTGCTCCCCATCCGCTCGGCAACGCCCCGCTTTGAACCGGCCAGCGCGGATGCGCAGGACGTGGCCATTGCCGACGCATGCGAGGAAGTGCTGCTCAACATGGAGGGGCAGCGTTGGGACGACTTCATCCGGCAGGCGTTCACCGGCGCGCTGGTGTTCGGGCACGCGGCGTTCGAGCAGGTATGGACGAAGCCGGGCGAACTGGATGAGAACGGCAAACCGACGTATCAACCGAACTTCGTCGCGCACGAAGGCAAGCAGCTCATTGCGCCATACAAGCTGGCGCCGCGGCTCCAGAAAACGCTCTACCGCTGGCTGATCGACCGCGACGGCGAACTCCTCGGCGTCCAGCAGCGCGTATGGTCCGGCACCGTCCCTCCGGGCACGCAGGTTGACCCAGGCGAGCATTGGCCCGTGACGCCGAGCGGCACCTACCGCTACATCACCATCCCGGCGGACCGCCTCTTCCTCTTCGTGCTGGAACAGGAAGGCGCGAACTTCCTCGGCCGCTCCATCCTCCGCGCCGCCTACAAGCACTGGTATTACAAGGAGGCCCACCTCCGCATCGCGGCCCTCGCGGCCGAACGGCAGGGTGTGGGCGTGCCCTACGCCATCACGAAGCAGGGCATCCAGCCGAGCGAGACCGCGGCGCTAGTGAACGCACTCCGCGCCCTCCATGCGCACGAGAAGGCCTACCTCATCGCGAACGAGGCGCAGCTCGCCGACGCGGGCAAAACTGGCATGGACTCCATCGGCATCATGAACATGGCCGCTTCGGGTACGGAGAAGGTCGACGTGATGATCCTCTACCACGACCGGCAGATGGCCGTATCCGTGCTGGCGGACTTCCTCACCCTTGGCAGCGGCCAGGGCGGGAACGCGAACGTCATGCACCGCGACAAGACGAGCATGTTCTATGAGTCGCTCCTCGGCATCAAGAAGCCGTTTGAGGACAACTTCCAGAAGACGGTCGTCGAGCCGTTCGTGCGCCTCAACTGGGGCGAGAACGCGAAGGCTCCGCATTTCCACCTCACCGGCATGGAGGCGAAGGATCTCGAATCGCGCGGCCGCGGGCTTGCGGCGCTGTTCCTCGCGAAGGCACTCACGCCGACGCCGGAGACGGAGAACCAGCTCCGTGAGGAGATGGACCTGCCACTGCTTGACGAGGGCCCAGACGGCGAGCCGGTCTACCCCGATGTGACGCCCCCAGGCACGCCGGGCCCGACAACGCCGATGGACGTCGGCAGGATACCGCCAGCCGGGTCTCCACTGCCGCAGGAGCCGCCGGAGGTAACGCACCGGGACCCCGCCAACCTCGCCGAGGAGATCGCGGCCATCGTGCTAGCCAAGCTAGGGGAACTCCCAAACCCAAAAGCGCCGGCCGCTAAGCGCCTCGCATCACCTCCTCAGATAGCGGCGGCAGCGGTAGCGGTGGCACTCCTCGCGGCGCGGAAGCTGCACGCCCAGGTCGTGGACGAGATGGGCTCCAACGCCGACAGGCTCGTCGATGGCCAGGATGACTACGGCGTGGACGACTACAGCCGCGACGGCACGCACCTCATCCGCAACGCAGCCGCATCTATGTTCGCGGCGGGATTCCTCGCCCAGGGCAAACGCAGCGAGGGCGACCGCATCACTGCAGCGGCAACGCCCGGGCGCGCGACGCCGGAACCCGTAGCGCTGGATGCGGCCCGCGATGCGTGGGCAACGTCCGTAGCGGCCGAGGCGGCGCCATTCGTGCTGAAAACGGCCCAGGAGCTGACAGCGGGCGAAATCACGCGAGACGAAGCAGACACGAACGCAGCCGCGCAAGCCGGCGTCATATGGACGAGTGTGTTCCGCGGAGAAGCTGCCGCGCTCGGCGACCAGTTCCGCGTTGTGTGGCATGCGGAGAGCGACGGCGAGGTATGCGCGCTCTGTGACCCGCGCGACGGCCAGGAATACGACCAGGACACACTACCGGGCTATCCCGGCGAGGGCGGGTTCGGCGACATCTGCGAAGGCGGCCCAAACTGCCGATGCGAATTGGAGTTCCTCGAAGATGACCCGGCTGATGCGGAAATGAGCGAGCCGCGCATCCTCGCGGAGGCGCGCTGCCCGAAGGGGCACTGGTGCGGCCGCAACGTCAACGCGGGCGCGGTGCTGTACTGCAAGAGCCCGCAGTGTCGGAAGGAATGGGTGGTCACGCTATGATCACTAGGGACATGTGAGGGGTGCCGCAATTGACTACGGAAGTGCAATCTATCCACAAAGCCGCAGCCGATGTCGTACTCGAAAGGTTCGCCCACGAGATCGTGGAGATGTGCTCGGGCGACTTCGAGGAAGCGGAGAATCAACTCCGCTATAGGCTGCGCCGCGAACGCGAGAAGTGGTTCGACGTGACCGTGGGCTGCGCTCGCTGAAGCAGGAGTTCGACTCGCATTACCAGCGCTTCGCCAACTGGCCAGCCCTATACGCAGATGATCCCGAAAGTGTCCGCCCTAACACGCAGAATGTTGACGAAATTCCTGGCCAGGAATTGGATTGGACCGATTTCGCCGCCTAGCTATCGAATCGATAGTTGACAAAGATCCGCTAATCCGTGCTAGCCTTTAGCTAATTGGCCAGATGCGCCCAAGTGCGCGGCCAACCTTCTCAGTGCGACTCGTGCGCCTTGCCCGCTTTTCTCTCTGAGGAGAGGCAATGGCCGCACCCACCGCATCCCTAGAAACCCGCAACCTCACTGGCGTCGAGATACTCGCGCCCGGAACGTGGAACGGGGACCCCTACACTTCGGCCGACCTCGACCAGATCGTTTCGGCGTTCTATGCGCTGCAGGGCAAGGTCTCGCCTCCGGGCAAGCTCGGCCACGACCGCGGGCAGGCGCTCGCGCAGCGTGACGGCTACCCCGCGATTGGGTGGGTCTCGAAGGTCTACCGCGTTGGGCAGAAGCTCGTCGCCGACTTCGAGAAGGTGCCCGCGAAGGTCGCCGCGCTTATCCAGGCAGGCGCCTACAACAAGGTCAGTTCCGAGATCTACTTCGACCTGCCGATGGACGGCACGGTCTATCCCCGCGTACTCCGCGCAGTCTCGTTCCTCGGCGCCGATTCACCTGCCGTCAAGGACATCCAGTCGATCAGCGACGTGGCCGCGCTCTACGGCGAGTTTGCCGCCGCGGCCCACCACTATGCGGATATGGACGTCGCCGAACTCGATGACGACGGCGAGGAGCTGGACGAAGACTCTGCCGACCTGATCGCGCAGTTCGAGAAGCACTGCGCAGCCCTTGAGGCTTCAATCGCTGGCAAGCCCGGCGTTAAGCGCGTCCGCACGTTCCTCGGCCAGGCCCGCAAGGACCTCGCTGCGATGCGGCCGAAGAAACCCCCATTCGCCAACAACTCACAACAGGAGACAGGCATGGATATCAAAGTCCTGGCCGAGGCCCTCGGGCTCGCGGCTGACGCAGACGAGGCGGCCATCCTGGCTGCTGTGAAGGACGCTCGCGCGCCCAAGATGTCGCAGTACACCGATGACGACTTCCGCCGCCTGAATGACCAGCTCGGTGCCGTCACGAGCCAGCTCGCCGAGCGCACCGCCTCCGAGGCCGTCGACGCTGCGCTTCGTGCCGGCAAGATCGCCCCCGCCCAGGTGGAATGGGCGAAGAACTACGCACTCAAGGACGCGGACGGTTTCAAGGCCTACGCCGAAGCGGCACCGAAGCTCGCCATCCTCTCGGCCCCCATCGGTCACGACCGCGAACCCGGCGCCGGCGACTCGAAGGAGCTGACCGAAGCCGAACTGGCGATCGCCCGCCAGATGGGCACGCCGAAGGCTTCGCTCGAACGCGCGAAGAGCGGCGTCCCCTCCGCTGAACTCGCCCGCGAAGCGCGGCAGACGGCTGGTGTCCGCTAATGACCGCGCTCACTGCTGACACGCCAATCACGATGCGCAATGCGGGACTCCGGTCCTACAAAGTCGCGGACAACGTCAAGATCTACAAGGGCTCGATCGTCTGCCGCGACACGTCCGGCTACGCGAACATCGGCGCCGATACCTCCGGCTTCGAAGTTCTGGGCATCGCCCATGAGCAGGTGGACAACACCCTCAGCGGCCACACCGCTGGCGGCAAGCGCATCCGGGTCCAGTCCGGCGCGCACTTCCTGCTCGTAGCTGCATCGCTTGCGCAGACTTCCGTCGGGAAGATTGCTTACGTCACCGACTCGGCCACGGTCGGCCTGACCAGCACGAACAGCGTCCCGGTGGGAATGATCACCGAGTACATCTCGGCGACCAGCGCATGGGTGCTCATCCCCGATCCAGGTCTCGGCCAAGGTGCGGTGATCACCGGCCAGCCGCTCGGCTATCAGACCGGCTCCGGCGGCGCGGTCACGCAGGCGACCAATAAGTCGACCGGCGTCACGCTCAACACGCCGACCGGCGCGATCACGATGAACGCCGCCAACCTCGCCGCGACGACCAGCGTTGCGTTCACCCTGACGAACTCCTGCATCCAGGCGGGCGACCTCGTCATCGTCAACTTCAAGAGCGGCAACACGGCGAATTCGTATCAGGTGGCCGTCGATGCGGTCGCCGCGGGCTCGTGTTCCATCTCCCTCCGCAACTACACCGCCGGCGGCCTCGCCGAAGCCGTCGTGCTGAGCTACGCCGTCATCAAGGGCGCCATCGCCTAACCAACGACACACGCTGGAGGCGAGGGGCGGCTTCTACCTCTCCCCGCCCCCGCCTACCGGCACCAGCCACCTCGCTTTTCCCTTGGCCTGAAGATGCAGTAAGGCGACACAACCGGGAGCCAAACCGAAAGGTCGATCCCAATGGCTGTAGTAACCGCCGATTTCCTCTCGGGCGTTTTCACGAACTTCCGGGCCCTCTGGCAGGATGCTTTCATCGCTGCCCAGACGCAGCTCTTCTACCCGCGCGTATGCATGGAGACCACCTCCACCACGCTCACCGAGACCTACAACTGGCTCGGCACCGTGCCCCAGATGAAGCTCTGGATTGACCAGCGCCAGCATCAGGGGCAGTACCCGTTCAACTACTCGCTAACGAACAATCACTACGAGGTCACCATCGACGTCGACCGGGACACCTTCCTGGACGACAGGCTCGGCATGATCTCGCCCCGCATCGCGCAGCTCGGCGCCGAGGTGCCGCGTTTCATCGAAGCAACCGCCATCGGCGCGCTCGACACGGGCGCAACGGCCGGCAACAACAGCTATGACGGCGTGAGCTTCTACAACTCCTCGCACCTGACCGGCGGCAACGCGGCGCAGACCAACCTCTTCACCGCGACCGGCACGACCCTCTCGACGATCCAAACGGACTTCGGAGGTGCGAAGTCCCAAATGCGTCTCGTGAAGGATGACCAGGGACGCCCGATGAACCTCGTCGCGGATATGGTCATGGCTCCCCCGCAGCTTGAGCAGGTGTTCGCACAAATGCTCAACGCTAGCTTCCTCCCGCTCGCGGGTATCGGCTCCGGCGACAACACGTTCAAGGGCCAGGCCGACCTCGGCGTGTCGCCGTACCTCACCTCGGCGACGGCGTGGCACCTGCTGGCGACGAAGTTCGCCGCCGCCAAGCCGCTCATCTACCAGAACCGGCAGCCCGCCGAGTTCGTGGGCATCGATAACCCGGACCATGAGCGTGTGTTTGAGCGGCGCATGTTCAGCTACGGCGCGGACACGCGTTTCAACATCGGCTACGGCTGGTGGGAAACGGCCATCAAAGTCTCCTAGTCATTCGCCCCAAACGGTTAGGGCCAGTCCAGGGGCGCTGGCTGGCCCTTCCGTTGTGAACTGGAGGTTCCATATGGCAAAGACACCAGATATTCAGATACTCACTGTCGGGCAGGTCGTCACCTACCGCGACGCCGGGCGCATCACGACCGGGCACATCGTCGCGCTGAACGAGGACGGCACCGTCGATCTCGTCTACCCGCACCCAGCGAACGAGAGCATTGAAGCCAGCGCATACCGCGTCGCAGAGGGCACCGGCGGCTTCCAGTTCGAGCGGGCGACGGCCTAATGAGCTACTGCGTGCTCGCGGATGTCTCGGCCCACAATGTGGCCCGGACGGTGTATTCCGCCAGCACCAAGCCTACGGATACCCAAGTCCAGAGCTTCATTGATCAGATCGCTGGCCAGATTGACGCCGCGCTCGCGGCCACGCACATCCTCACGCCCTGCACGGGCCCCGCGGGCTTTGTCGCCTTCCTGAAGCTGGCGAATTCCATCGGTGCAGCCGCGCTGGCTGAGGCGGCGCAGTTCCCGGAATTCAATCCCGCCTCACCTGGGAACACCCCTCAGTCAGCGCGTTACTGGAAGATGTTCCAAGGGTTCATCGCGGGCATCATCGATAACTCGCTCGTGGACCCCGGAGCTGCCGTCAGCGGTAACGACCCGCTCGCGCAAACGTATCTCACCGACAATCCAGGATGGCCGACCGACGACGACGGCATGACGGACGGGCAACAGCCGGTGTTCTCCATGTCGCCCTTCGTGAGGCAATTCTGATGAACCTGACCATCGCTGTCACCGGCGCCGAACAGCTGCGCTCGCAGCTCGACCAGGCGGCAATCGCCTTCTCTGACCTTACGCCGCTGTGGCCGGAAATCCGCGATGAGTTCTTTGCCGTCGAGCAGGAGCTGTTCGCGACCGAGGGGGGCAGCGGTGCGGGCGGCGGCTGGGAGCCATTGTCGCCGGCCTATGCAGCGTGGAAGGCGGCGGCATTCGGCACGCCGATCGAGGTTCGCACGGGGGCGCTGATGGCGTCGCTGGCTGGATCGGGTGCTGACGTGTCGATGGGGCCCGACTCCATGACCATCGGCACGCTACTGTCCTATGCCGGATATCAGCAGTTCGGCACGAGCCGTATGCCCGCCCGCCCAGTCATCGACATTACCGAGTCCGACCGGGACCGCTTCATCGAGACGGCGCGCCAGTGGGCAGAGGGCCGCATCTCGGAGATCTTCGCATGACGCTGCAACTCGCCGAGGGAGTAGTCTCCGCATATGCGAACTACTTTGCCCTGAACCAGGGAGCGAAATTCGCGGCGCTCAACGCCGAGTTCGGCGATGGGATCACGCTTGCGCAGTGGACGACGGTCAGTCTCTACGAAAAGGTCGAGATTGAACCGTCGCAGTTTCCCTGGCTGGAGGTCCTCGCGGCCGGCGGCAGCGTTGACACCGAGAACGCGATGCTCACCACGACGAAGCACACGATGGCGCTTGTCTGCTGGCTCATGGACGACACCAGCGTCGAGGTGCTCCGGCGCCGCGTCATGCGCACTCACCGGGCGCTGTTCGAGATGGTGAAGGATAGCCGCACCGACGCCAGCATGACCGGCTACAACGTCAGCCGGGTCGGCCAGTGGCAATTCAACACCTGGAAGCGGCCGGAGAGCCGAGTCGTCGCCAACCTGATCATGCAACTCGACGTCACCATTAACGAGGCCTATCCGTGACTGATGTAGATCCTCGGATTGTTGAACAGATGCGACGGGCGCTCCTGAGCGTCATCGCGCAATTTGAAGCGCTACACGGTCCGCTGCGGCCCCCCAAAGGGCCGCGCGACTAATTCGGCAAACCGGGCGCCCCGCTTCGGCGGCATCCCCCACCACGCGTAGGCCATCCCCGGCAACGGGCGCCGCCTCCGAAAGGAGACAGCGTCATGCCGCTTCCCTCTTCGGTTCGGGCACTGCATCAGTACCAGTGGGGCGCCGAGGTTGCCAATGCGACCGGCACCTACACGCTCGCCGTGCTTCCAACCGCAGGCGACACCTACACGATCGGCGGCACGGTCTACACATGGAGGGCTGCCGCTTCGGTAGCTGGCGATGTGACCATCGGCGGCGCCGTCGCCACCTCGAAGACGAACATCGTCGCGGCCATCAACGGCACGGACGGGCTGAACTCTCCCAATCCGTGCGTACTTGCCGCGAACTTCGTCGCGAACGTGATGACGCTGACCTCGCGCGTAGCAGGCGTGGGCGCTTCTGGGCCGCCTCAGACCGGTAACAGCATCACCACGACCCAGACCATGACCAGCGGCTCGAACACCGTGCAGCAGGCGACCCTCGCAGGCGGCAGCGGCACGCGCGGGACGCTGGTAGCGGCCACCTCGAAGATGGCGATCGAAGGGATCATCGACTTCGAGCCGACGGACAGCGTCTACCGTCCGAACATGGCCCGCGGCCTCGCCCTCGCCAACCGCGGCAACGAGCAGGTCATCGCTCGCGGTACGAAGTGGACGCTCGCCGACATGGCCGCGAACTTCGAGCAGTTCCACATGTGGATGACGATGCTCACGTCGAACTACGTGCTCAACACGGGTGCGCCCAACGTCTGGACGTTCACCTGGGCGCCGACGAATGATCCCAGCCCGTACAGCTGGACAGTACAGCGGCGCATCTCCGATGGTACGAACGTTGACGATAACCGTTTCGGCTACTTCATGATGGAACAGTTCTCCATCAAGACGGCCCAGGACAAGCCGGTCATGTTCGGTGCCAAGGGCTTTGCGCGGCGCATCCAGACGGGCACCATCACCGGCAGCCTCTCGATGCCCAACCCGAACATCCCCGCATCAGCGCAAGTAACCGTCTCGTTCGACTCGACCTGGGCGAACCTCGGGGTAACTCCCATCAACGCCCAGATCTACGCCAGCGACATCACCATCACCACGGGGCTGATGCCGCTCGTGACGAGTCCTGGCCGCTCGGACCTCGACTTCGGTACGCACATGCTGAACACCGAGAAGGTCGGCATCTCGGCCAAATTCACGATGCTCGTCTCGCCCGGTGCTCAGTACGACACGGAGAAAACGGCCGCGGAGGCGCAGACGCTGCGGGCGGTCCGGGTGAAAATCGCGGGCCCCACCACGCAGGAAATCGATATCGACATGATGCTGAAGCACAACCAGGGCTCGCTCTTCAAGCTGGGCGAGTACAACGGTGCAGACATCGTCACGCTCGACCTCGTCGGCTCGACCGATCTGACGAACTTCCTGGCGATCACCGTGAAGAACGGTGTAACGACGCTGGCCTAACGTGGCCGAAAGGCCGCTGCTCTGTCCCGGATGCAAGGTCGCCATCGGCATCACTGTCGATGGCGACCATATCCACATCACGCATCCGCTCCCGTGGCAGCGTTCATCCCTCGCCTGTTCAACCATCCGGTATTTCCGGTTCTGGCCGCCGGACCAGGTCGCCGACGCGATGCGCCAGTGGGCGCTTGCGCGGCATGATGAGTGCGGCCCATGAGCGACCCGCTACCGTTCGCCGTCGTCCGCTGCAACTGCGGGAGCATGCTCCTCGACGGGCATTTTACCGGCATCGTTCGCGCGAAATGTCACGGCTGCGGCCAGCGCGTCTGGGTGGGTTCGGACGGCACCGAAACGAAGATAGTTGCCAGCGACCCCCCGAACCGTCGTATTATGAGCGGGAAGGACTTGTGAGCCTGCCTTGAGCTGGGCCGCCTATCGCGGCGGTAGCTTGAGGTTCACAAAGTGCCATTCCAAACGGTACGCGCGACGACAGCGCGGGTATTCCCCCCCTCCACACTCCCCGGCATCGTTGAAGGCGACTGGATCGAAATCAGCGTCGGTTGGAACGCCGGGCGTCGTCAGCGCGTGGAAAGCGCCGGGAACAAGAGCATCTACGACCCTGCGGTTGGCCGCTTCGTCATTACCGGCGACGTGTTCGCGCGCCGACTAGCGCTTGCCCAGGATGTGGTCGTCGCATGGTCTGACCCCACGCCCGTCACGCCGGAGGTATTGCGCGACAACCTCGACCCAGCCGTCCATGACTGGATCTGTAACGAGTTCGACCGGCTGAGCGCGGGCCGCTCAGAGGACGCCGAAAAAAACTCGGGAACCGCCTCGTCGCCTGGGCCGTCGGCGGCTCAGACTTCCCCCGCGAACTCGGGTACATAACCGAGATGCAATGGCTGCGGGACCGCGGCATCTGTTCCTCGCTCGCTGAGCGCGACGAGCTGGACGAACGCGTCCTCGCGGATTGCCGCCTGCTGATGGAAGCGGAGGCGCTGCGGCGCGCCAAGGTGGCCTCCGGTGGCTGATGTCCAAATCACCTTCACTGGGACGAGCAACGTTGACCAGGCGGCCAATGAGGCCAAGTCCGCGCTCGACGAGCTGCTGGCTACCGTCGCGGGCCTCCAAACTCAGCTGGACGCGCTCACACCCTCCACGGCCGCGGCCGAGGCATCGCTGAACCAAACCGGCACCGCTGCGGCTGAGGCGAACACCCATCTCGCCGAAACGACCAACCACGCCAATGAGACGGGCGGCGCGCTGAACGGCATGGGCAGGCAGGCCTCGGCGGCGGCGCAGAACGTCATCGGGCTCGCCGGCGAGGGCCTTGGCCCGCTGAGCGAGGCGTTCTCCGGCGCAACAGAGGCCGCCGTAGCGTTCAGCGAAACGGGGCTGCTCGGAATTGCGGCTGCGGCTACTGCCGCTATTGCCGTCATGGGCGAGCTGGGGACTGAGGCCGGAAACCTCGAAACCCAAATGATGCAGATCTCCGCAACGCTCGGGATCACGGCGGAAGAGGCGGACAAACTCGCGCTGCGGTTCGAGGATGTTGGCTCGAACGCCGGAATCCTGATCCGGCTCGGCGCGCAGCTCTCCACGGTGATGAGTCAATATGCCGACTCGGTGGCGAAGGGCACGGCCGAGAGCCTCAAGGCGCGGACAATCATCGAAGAACTCGGTGTATCGCTAACGACCGAAAACGGGCTGCTCCGCAATCAGGGAGAAGTGCTCGACGAGGTCCTAACGAAGCTGGGGACGATGTTCGACCGCACTGAGGCCGCGCGTATCGCCGCTGAGCTGTTCGGGTCGCGTATGGCCGGACAAGTCATCCCCGCTCTCAACAACTGGTCGGCAGGAAGCGCCACGGTAGCGGACCAATCGGAGCGGCTCGGGCTAGGCACCCAGAACGTTACTGAGAACTCGATCGCCTATCACACGGCGCTAACCAATCTCAACATCGAGATGGAGCGGCTCGGCGTACAGATCCTGCCGCCGCTCATCGAGGCCCTCGACCGCATGGCCACCGGCCTCCAGCGCACCGAGAACGGCGTGCATTCGCTCTGGGGCGCAACGACCGACCTGATCGGCAGCGTCCCAGGGCTGAGCAAGACGTTAGAGGTGATGGTTGGGATTGAGGCGGTAGCGTTTGCCCCAATTACCGCCAGTGCCCTCGGACTGGCCTATGCGGTAGACCAGCTGACCAGCTCGGCGGACCGCAACGCGAATTCGATGTTCCACGACATCACCGCCATCTACAACTGGGGCGAAGCTGCCGCGGCGGCCATCGCCAAGGCGTCCGCGCCGAAGAAGAGCGATGGCCCGCTCAGCGGCTTTTTCGATGGCGTGCAGGCGTTCGTGGACGAGGGCACCCGCGCTATCAATGGCATCCCCTGGGATGTGTTCGGGCGGATAGAGGGCAGCGTCCACGGCGGTAGCGGAGCGGGAGCAGCCGCGAAGGCGCAGGTCGAGTCGTTCGCGCAAGCCATGATCGATGCACTCCAGAACAGCGAGCTCGAAAAGGAGTTCGGCGCCGCCGGCGGCAAGGTCCTCGAAGCGTTCGGCGCAGCCCTGGAAGATCCCACGAAAGCCGCATCCATCGCCCCGGCCATCACGAAGCTCATCGACGACGCAGAGAAGGCAGGCGTTCCCAACGCTGCCGAGCTGGGCGCGAACCTCATCAACGCCATCGGTGACGGCCTGCAGACGGGCGACTGGAACACCATCTACGACGACATGCACGCGCTCACGGACATGCTCGGACCGGTCGCCGTGGAGCACGCAAAGGCCGCCAAGGAGATCGCCAAGGATCAGGAAACGCTCGCCACCGACTTCGCCACGACCGCAGAAGCCATCCAGACGGCGACCACGGCTGAAGCGGACGCGATGAACAAGCTGGCCGTTGACCACCAGAACGCCATCCTGAAGATCCTGGCCCAGGAACGGCAGGCACAGCAGGACTTCGCCGACCTCGAATCGCAGCGCACCGCCGACGCGGCCGACGCGCAGTCCACGCGCCACCAGAACGCGCAGGACGCCTATGACCAGCGCCATGCCGATGAAGCGGACGCGCTCGATACCCTCGCGCAGACGCACCAGGACAACCTCGACAAGATCGCCGAGAAGGAACTCACGGCCAAGACCTATGCCGAGTATCTGAAGTTCGAGGCCGAGAAAACCGCCGAGAACAAGCGCTACGCCGAAGCGGTCGCGGCCGAAGAGAAGAAGGTCGCCAAGGCCGACGAGGCCGCTGCGAAGGCGCTGGCGAAGCAGGATGCCGATGCGGCGAAGGCGCTCGCCAAGCAGGAAGAGCACGACCGCGCCGCACTCGCGAAGCAGATTCAGCATCTCCACGACCAGGAGGACGCGGAGAACACCGCCTATCTCCAGCGCGTGAGTGAGCAGCAGAGGCGCTATGCGGACGAACTGAAGCGCCTTGAGGAAAGCTACGCGAAGCAGGAGGCTGCGCTAGCGAAGCACATGGCGGAAATGGCGGCTATCGCTGCGACGGCTGGGCCCGGCCAGATCCCCGCGGGCGGCATGCGGCCGATCACCATCGATTGGAGCGTTCCCCCGGACCCGGCGAGCGGCGATTACTGGGACAGCGCCAACCAGCGCTGGGTGGACATGCGCCATCCTCCGCTTCCGGGCTACGCCAGCGGCACGCCGTACGTACCGAACGACGGCCCCGCGATGTTGCACCGCGGCGAGCGAGTCGTGCCGGCCGCGCTCAACCGTCCCGGCGCCGGCGGCAACAACGGCATGGAGATCAACTTCAATGGCCCGGTCACCCTCGGCGGCATCTCCACGCAGGATCAGATCCCGCAGGTGATGCTTTCGGTGCGGACGGCCCTCGCACGGACGGGAGTCATGCGATGAGCCACTACCAGCCGCGCAACCCCACGACGTTCGAAAGCACGGACGGCCTGACCGTGGTGACCTTCGGACTCGCCGAACAGCAATGGAAGGAGCAGCACCCTCTCGTTACGCCCTCGGCCGCCGTCATCGGGGCGAACTACCCGCACGACTACCTCGGACTGAGCCCGGCTTACAAAGGCCCGGCGGATGAGCAGCTGAACTACGTCGTCCTGGAAAGCACGCCGACGCAGGTCGATAGCGATCTGGACACGCTTGAGGCCAACATCTTCAACATCGGGCTTGGGCGCCTCTATACCACGGGCGCAGACGGTACGCGGCGTTGGGCCTGGGCGCGGCCGGTGGCGATGCCCGCGGTGACCTGGAACAGCGGCGACATCTTCATGAAAACGGTGTTCGTCGATTTCCGGCGCCAGAGCGACTGGTATGCGACATCGACGTCCTCCTATACCACCACGGTCACGGCCGGACAATCCCCCAAATCGGTGACTTGGAACAATCCGGGCACCGCAAAGATGAAGCTCACCATCACGGCGGTAGCGCTCGGCTCCTCGGGCTACTCCGCCGGTTTCACCATCAATAACACCACTGTATGGACATCGCCCCTCGGGCAGATGACGACCAGCCGCGTCAGCGTCAGCACGAACAGCCGAGTCGAGTTCGACAGCACCCGCCAGCGGGTCCGCTACTCGACCGATGCCGGTGTGACGTGGGCGGACGACTACGCCAGCGTGACGCTTCCCGATGTCCAGCCGGACTTCGTGATCGAACTCGCGCCCGGCGACAACACCATCGTATTCACGGTCGGCGGCACTCCGAACGTGACCTTCAACGCCACCGGCACAGCCGCCTACCACTAGGAGGGAGACGAATGGACGCCCCGAATTTCGACACCGCAACCGAGGACGAACTCGAAGCCTACAAAGAGGGGCTGATTGCGCAAATCGACGAGGTGCGCAGCCAAGCGCAAGCCGTCGAGGCCGCCATTGCCGCCAAGCGCACGATGGCCCTCGCGACCGCTGCGCTCGAAGCCGCCGGCGTCTCTGGCGCGGTCACCCTCTCGCCAGCGCCCGCGACGCTCGAATCCATCATGAGCACCCCAGGAGAGTAAAGATGACGCTGATTCTTCTCGACCGACCGACCGAAAAGCCCGCGCCGTCTCGCCTCTGGCGGCCCGGCGACGACGCGCCATCGATGCTCAAGCGCCCTGGCGATCCCGGCTATTCCCCTGTCGTCGTTTCGCCGAAGCCAGGCTCGCTCTTCAAGCAACCCGGGGAGATCGACGTCTTCGGCGAGGATTGGGACTTCAAGCGGCGTCGATGGTTCGAGGAAACCGGACTGCTCGGCCCCATCGGTGGAGCCGCGGCTGGCGCATGGACGTTCACGAACGAACTGCGGACAAAGATCTTGCAGGGCTCGTTCGCCATCGGCACCGACACGTTCAAGATGGCGCTGCTGCTCGGGACCTCGAACATCGGCTCGGGCTCCACCACCTATGCCGGTGTGACGAACGAAGTTGCCAACGCGAACGGCTATACGACGGGCGGCGTGACGGTCACCCTCTCCCTTTCCGGAACCACCTCCGTGCCGATCGCGTTTACCCAGGCGCAGTGGACGGCCTCGGGCGGCTCCATCACGGCGCGGTTCGTGCTCCTCTACAAATCCGGCGCGAACGTCTACGCCTACGCCCTCTGTGATAGCGGCGCGGCCGACGTGACCGCCACCTCCGGGAACACGTTCACCGTCACCGCGGGCAACGTCGCGACGCTGGCCTAGCCGATGAATCGCCGCGGACGTATCCCCTTCGTCCTCGGCGCCGCGGGCCTGTTGCTAGCTTTGGGAGCGCTAGCAACGGGCCTGGTCGGCGCCCCCGCACCCGGCAGCGCCTCTGCCACCAACTGCGGTCTGCAGCTCGGCGGGACGGTCGCGTTCTGCGACACGTTCGACGCACCCGCGGGCACCGGCAACCGCGCCGGTGACCTGAACGGGCAGGTCTGGGGAGTCTCGCGCGCGACTGGTAACGAGAACATCGGCGGCCTCTACAACGCATGGACCTCGGCCCAGCTCGACCTTTGCGGGACAACCGTGGCGGCACCCGCGCCGAGCGACGTGCGCATCTGCAACGGCCAGCTCCGCGATGCGATGAACGACGGCGGCACGGTCGCGGTCGTGGCCATGTACCCGAAGCAGCCTTTTGATTTCGCGGGCCGCACCGGGACGATCGCATTCGATGTCACCGACGACAGCAACGGCACGCATCAGGCGTGGCCCGAGCTTTGGGTGACGGACAAGCCTGTCCCCGCACCATTCGCCCACTTCGGGGAGTGGAACTCGCCCCAGAACGGGTTTGGGATACGCTTCGGCGGGAGCTTCGCACCCGGCACCGGCGACGCGCTCTGCCCCATCGCCAACACACACCGTATCGGCGTGGATTCGGCCATCGTCGTCACGAATCTCATCTCGGCGGACAGCGCCTGGACGGGTGGGCCCATCACCGTAACGGAAAAGGGCTGCGTGCTGGCGTCATCCGGCCCGAACGGCGGGATGAACCACGTCGAGGTGCGCCCGTCGGCGACCGGCATCGACATATGGATGAGCGACGCGGGCAGCACCACGCTCAAGCTTGTCAGCACCATCACCGCACCGATTCCGCTTAGTCGTGGACTAGTCTGGCTGGAGGATGTCCACTACAACGCGGGCAAGGATGGGGGCACCCAGCGCATCCATACCTTCGCCTGGGACAATCTGGCGTTCGATGGCCCCTTCACCTACCACGACCTCTCGTATGACGTCCTCGACGGCACGAACGTCAACGCCGATGGAACCGTAAACCTCGGCTACCGCGCCACCTCGCCCAGCGACCGGGTCAACGTCAGCACGCTGCCGATGGCGGCTGCGGACATCGCTGCGGCGGCCGACCAGCGGCTGATGTTCAACTTCTATGAGTACAACGCCCCGCTGACGCTCAGCTACACCATCAACGGGCACGCATATTCTGCTCCCTGGCCGGACTCGAACAACAACGGGTTTACGTCGCGGTCCATCTCAATCCCGCTGAACAAGGCCGACTTGGTCGCTGGGGCGCAGTCGGTCAGCATCTGGGCTGACCAGGCGATCATCGTCTCCAACATCAACATCGTCCTCGTGAACGTACCGAGCGGAGGGGTGCCGACATCGACTCCAACATCCACGGCCACGGCGACGTCCACCTCTACGTCTACCCCTACCCCTACCCCTACGGCGTCTCCGACAGCTACCGCAACACCTACCGTCGCTGCAACCAGCACGCCAACTGCTACACCAACGCCAACCCCGATCTGCCGCCAGGTGTGGCAGCGGAGCACCGACGGCGGGACGACCTGGGGTAACTGGTACCTCGACGCGGCCTGTCCGGCGGGCGGCCACAGCTAAGGAGTATCCCGATGGCCAACAATACCTTTGTTGAACAGCTTCTCGCGAACTTGGGCGTGGGTCCCACCACGTTTAGCAGCTTCACGACGGCCAAGTCCGTCATCCCGGCCACGAGCCTGCGGACAATCGGCGCAAACGAGATGTACATCGGCAAGATGTACCGGCTCAACGTGTGGGGCGCTGTTTCGAACATCGTCACCACGCCTGGGACGCTCACGTTTCAGCTGATGATCGGCTCGGCGATCGCATGGTCATCCGGCGCGCTCCAGATGGACAACGTAGCGGGAACGCTGCTGCCGTTTCACCTTGAGGTGTTTCTCGTTTGCCGTGCGATTGGCACGGGTACGAATGCGAACCTCATTGGTATGGGCGACATCACGTCGGAGACGTTCGTCACGACTGCCGGTGGCGTGGCCACCGCGACGCAGGAAGTGCTGCAAACACCTGTCACCACTCCTGCTGTTGGTGGTGGGTTCGACTCGACCATCGCCAACGTCGCCGACTTCTGGGCCGGATTCTCGATCTCGAATGCGGCGAACTCGATACGCGTTGAGATGATCTCGCTTGAGGCGCTGAACTAGGGCTACCCAGACCGGAGGCTCCTAGATGACGATCGCGCTTGTCGGGCATGTCTCCGCAGGCTCCGCGCGGCGCGTGTGGCCGACGGCCAACGGCCGCAAC